CGTGTAAAAACACCTGAAGAAAAATTAGAACTTAGAACATTAGATTCTGGACCATTTAACCAAAAACTATCACAGTTTTTTGATGAAAAAGAAGATGAATTTGAAGAAACAGGGAAAGACCAATACATTCTAACCCCAGATGAAGTTGAAAATTATTCACCTAATGACATCAAAAAAAGTTTTAGAGATTTCGAAGATATTGCTGACACTGATTCTTTCAATAACAGTGGATATCAAAAAATTTATTAAAAGTCTATTTGACAAACTCACGGCTGACACTTACTATTGTGTATAATATTTTCTAATTAAAAACTTTTTACAATTATGGCGACAAATGCTTTAGATGCAATCTTGGCTCAGTATGAGCAATCACAAAAATCTAGTACACCAACTAACAAAATGTCTCAAGATGAGAGAATGAAGAAATACTTCGCAGCTCTTCTTAAAGACAATGAAAAACAAGGACAAAAGAGATTAAGAATTCTTCCAACTAGTGATGGTAGTTCCCCCTTTAAAGAGGTGTGGTTTCACGAAATCCAAGTTGATGGTAAATGGCAAAAATTTTATGACCCAGGAAAGAACGATAACGAACGTTCCCCACTTTCTGAGGTATATGAAGAACTTATGGCAACTGGTAGAGATGCTGATAAAGAACTTGCTAAACAATATAAACCCCGAAAATTTTACATCGTTAAATTAATTGACCGTGACAACGAACAAGATGGTGTAAAGTTTTGGAGGTTCAAACACAACTACAAAAACGAAGGTATATTAGACAAACTAATTCCTATCTTCCGTGCTAAAGGTGATGTAACTGACCCTGAAAAAGGAAGAGACATTATCCTTGAAATGACTAAGGCTAAAACCCCTAAAGGTGCCGCATACACTGTTATCCAAACAATTATGTATGATGACCCAGCTCCTATTCACGAGAATAAAGAAACAGCAGATAGTTGGGTTAATGATGAATTAACTTGGGCTGATGTTTATTCTAAGAAACCAGTAGAGTACTTAGAAGCTATCGCAAAAGGTGAAACACCAAGATGGGATAGTGAAAAAGGTGGTTATGTTTATGGAAACTCTGATGCTGGTGAAGTATCTTTCGGTGGTAAATCTACACCAACTTATATGGATGATTCTGATGACTTTGAAGTAAGTGGTGACCTACCTTTCTAAAATTATTATCTAACCTGAACCCCATCAAAAGTGGGGTTCAATTTTATTCCTTAAAAATAAAAAAATGGCAATTAAGAAAAACGACTTTAGTAGTATAAAGAAGAAATTCTCGACTTCTGCTAAATACAAACCCCAAAGATACTTTGACTTGGGTACTGAATTTTTGGATGCTGTTGGATTACCAGGACCTGCAATAGGACATTTGAATATGTTATTGGGACACTCTGATACTGGTAAAACTACAGCACTTATTAAAACTGCTGTTGATGCTCAAAGAAAAGGTATCTTACCTGTTTTTATCATCACAGAACAAAAATGGAGTTTTGAACACGCAAAACTTATGGGACTACAATGTGAAGAAGTTGTAGATGAAGAAACTGGTGAAATGGATTGGGATGGTTTCTATTTATTCAACAACTCGTTTGAATATATCGAACAAATTACCGATTATATCAATGACTTATTAGATGCACAAGAGAAAGGAGATTTGGAATACAGTTTATGTTTTATGTGGGATTCTGTTGGTTCAGTTCCTTGTAAAATGACATATGAAGGTAAAGGTGGTAAACAACACAATGCTTCAGTCCTTGCTGATAAGATTGGTATGGGTATCAATCAAAGAATCTCAGGTAGTAGAAAAGCTGAATCCAAGTTTGAAAATACTTTAATTATTGTAAACCAACCTTGGGTAGAATTACCTGATAATCCATTTGGACAACCAAAGATTAAAGCAAAAGGTGGTGAAGCAATTTGGTTGAACTCTTCTTTGGTATTTTTGTTTGGTAATCAAAAAGGTGCTGGTACAACTAAGATTACAGCTACCAAAGACAAAAGAACTGTTAAGTTTGCAAGTAGAACAAAAGTATCTGTATTGAAAAACCACATTAATGGTTTGGGTTATGACGATGGTAAAATTATTGTTACCCCTCATGGATTCTTATCAGGGAAAGATGCTGCTGAAGAAAAATCTTCTATTGAAAAATATAAGAAAGAGTATGCTGAATATTGGAAAGAATTGTTAGGTTTGGAAGGAGATTTTGATTTAAAAGAAGAAAAAGAATATGAATAAGTTAAAAGTTATATCACTATTTTCAGGTTATGGTACACAAGAATTGGCACTAAAATATATTGGTGTTGATTTTGAGAATGTTGCAAATTGTGACATACTTAAAACTGCGAATATTGCTTATGATTCTTTACACGAAACGACAATGGGTAACTTGGGGGACATCTCTAAAGTAAATGAGAATGAGTTCCCCCAATGTGACCTACTTACATACTCATTTCCTTGTCAAGACATTTCAATATCAGGTATTCAGAAGGGTATTCAAAAAGGTACAAGAAGTGGTTTGTTATATGAGGTTGAAAGAATCTTAACGAAGAATCAACCCAAGTATCTTTTGATGGAGAATGTTAAGAACTTGGTATCTCATAACCACATTGATAACTTCAAAGCACATATTTCATTCTTAAATGAGTTAGGATATGGTTGTTCTTGGCAAGTATTAAATGGTGCTGACTATGGATGTCCACAAAACAGAGAAAGAGTTTTTATGATGTCTGTTTATGGGATGACAAATGAAGAAGTGGAAACTAAAATGCTCAATGTTAATAGGTACAAAAAGGATAGAGTACCAATGAGACCATTCATAGAAAATGTTGTCATAGACGACTTATTTATTGAATGTGAGGTTACACCTAACAAACCAAAAAAAGATAGTGTGTGCAAACTTGTGGCAAGGAGAAACGATGTAAGTTACGACCAAGCAAGACGTATATATTCTATTGATGGTTGTTCACCTTGTTTAACAACCACTGGTTCACCACAAATTATTGTTGATGGAAGAATAAGAAGTATAACAGGAAGAGAAGCTTACAGATTTATGGGTGTTAGAGAAGAAGATATTGATTTATTGTTATCAACAAACTTGACAATAAAGAATCACGTTGCTTTGGCAGGTAACTCCATTTGTGTTCCTGTCATGGAAGCAATCTTTACAGAGTTCTTAGGTGAGTATATCACAGAAACAAAAAAATCGTTCACACAATTAAGTTTATTTAAATGATTAAAACATTATTGGTTGATGGTAACAATCTTATGAAGATAGGTTTTCATGGGGTCAAAGATTATTATCACAATGGTAATCATATTGGGGGTATATGGCACTTCCTAAATACAATTAGAAGATTCATTGAAGAACACAACTTTGATAAAATAGTTGTTTTTTGGGATGGCGAGGGAAACTCAAGCAAGAGAAAAATTTTATACCCCCAATATAAAGAAAACCGAATCCAAGAACAAAACGAGTTTAAAGTTCAATCTTTCACTTTCCAAAAAGAGAGGGTAAAACAATATTTGGAGGAAATGTTTGTAAGACAAGTTAATGTTGATAATAATGAAGCAGATGACTTGATTGCTTATTATTGTCAAATTGCTGAGAATGAAAAGATTACCATTTTTTCATCTGACAAAGATTTAACCCAACTTATATCCGAGAATGTTTCAATTTATTCCCCATCGGCAAAACAAATGTATAGAAATGGGGACAAAATAAAATTGAAAGAACACGAGATTCCTCATAATAATATTTTAACTTACAAGATATTAACTGGTGATAAATCGGATAATATTGATGGAATATATTATTTGGGTGATAAAACTTTATTTAAATTATTTCCCGAACTACTTGAACAAGAACTTACAATTACCGATATTTTATCTAAGGCGGAAAACCTTTTAAAGGAGAATAAAGAAAACTCAGCTTTAAAAAATCTACTGACTGGAAAGACTAAATCAGGGATATATGGTGACGAATACTTTGAAATTAATAAAAAGATTGTAGATTTGTCAGAACCAATGATTGATGATGAAGGAAAAGAAGTTGTAGAACTTTATTATACTGAAACATTAGACCCAGATGGTAGGGGACATCGTAATCTGATAAAGATGATGATGGAAGATGGTTTCTTTAAATTCTTGCCGAAAGGGGATGACGCTTGGGTAAACTTTGTAAAACCATTTATGAAATTAACAAGAAAAGAAAAAAACAATTTTAAAACAAAAAAGTAAAACACAATGAGAGAAATGAATGATGTAACCAAATTGGAATTCTTAATGATGGTCAACGACAACATTATTGTTCAAAGATTTTTCAATGTAAGAGATTACAATCCAGATGCAAGAAATTCAGTGGATTTCCATGATTATATGGACGATTTAGTTGGAAGATTGAATTACCAACTAAAAATGAAAGCTGTAAGTTATCTATTGGAAAATCAATATGAAATTACAAACAACCCAAACATCCTAAACACTTCCTATGTCGATGGTCCTGAATACTTTAACATTTATTTAAAACACGGAGATAGACTACTTTGTCACAGAAGATTCGATGCAAAAATCTACCCCCCAAAGGTTAGATACACAGTTGACATAAGACAAACAATCAAAGGAATCTTACAAGAATTGACCGGTATTTTCTCTGACAGAGACCTTTCTTACGACTACCTTGGACTTAATACAAGAGTGTAATATTTATTCATACAGTAAACAAAAAATATGTCATCTAACAAAAATTTCGATTATTTAGGAAGTTCCTTTCAGATACAACTACTTAATCAAATTGTAGTGGATAAAGATTTCTCAAGGTCAATTATTGATGTAATAGAACCCAATTATTTTGATAACAAATACTTCAAAATCATCATACAGATGATTAAGGAGTATAGTAAAAAATGGGATGGTATTCCTAGTTTTGATACATTGGAACAGATTACAAAATCCGAGTTCCAACAAGAAAATGTTGCCAAAGTGGTAATAGACACAATCAAAAAAATTAAGGATGCTCCCATTGAAGGTGGTGATTTTGTACAAGAAAAAGCATTGAAGTTCTGTAAACAACAAGAACTACAAAAAGCGATTACAAAAGCACAGAAAGTTATTGATGGTGGTGAATTCGAGAGTTATGACACCCTTGAGGAAATGATTCGTGAAGCCTTACAAGTTGGTATTGTTGAAGATGGTATGTTAAACGTTTTCTCCAACTTGGATGAGGTATTAAATGAGGATTATAGACATCCGATACCAATGGGTATTCCAGGTATTGACAGGTTATTGAAAGGTGGTTTGGCTAAGGGTGAAATTGGTGTTGTATTAGCACCAACAGGTGTGGGTAAATCCACTATCCTAACCAAGATTGCTAACCACGCTTTCAACCTGGGATATAATGTTCTTCAAATATTTTTTGAGGATAATCCCAAGGTTATTCAAAGAAAACATTTTACCTTGTGGAGTAAAATCCATCCTGATGATATGTCTAATAAAAAGGAAGAAGTTTTGGCAAAAGTAAGAGAGATTGAAAGTAAAATGACTAATCACCTTATTTTGGAAAAACTTCCATCTGATACTATGTCAATGACACACATCAAAAATCTTATTAGAAAAAAGATTGCAGATGGTATAAAAATAGACATGGTTTTATTAGATTACATTGATTGTGTTGTTCCTGAGAAAAACTTGGGTGATGAATGGAAATCAGAGGGGTCTGTAATGAGAGGATTTGAGGCAATGTGTCACGAACTTAATCTAGTAGGTTGGACTGCAACGCAGGGTAATAGAAGTTCAATATCTTCCGAAGTTGTAACAACAGACCAGATGGGTGGTTCTATTAAGAAAGCTCAAGTAGGACACGTAATCATATCGATTGCAAAAACCTTACAACAAAAAGAAATGAAGTTGGCAACAATTGCGATTACAAAATCAAGAATTGGTGATGATGGAATTATCTTTGAAAATTGTAAGTTTGATAATAGTATGTTGGAAATTGATACTGAATCTTCGGTAACCTTCTTAGGACACGAAGAACAAAAGGAAGAAAACAACAGACAGAGAATTAAAGATTTATTAGAAAAAAGAAAACAAAGAGAACAAAACATTTAACTATGACTGAAAAAATATTAATGGAGAATCCGAATCGTTTTGTGATTTTCCCCATCCAATACCACGACATTTGGGAATACTATAAACAACACCAAGCGGCATTTTGGACTGCTGAGGAAGTTGATTTAACTGGTGATATCAGAGAGTGGCAGAACTTATCAGAGAACGAACAATATTTTATTAAAAATATTTTATCATTCTTTGCTGCATCTGATGGTATTGTAAACGAGAATCTTGCTGAGAACTTTTACAGAGAGGTTCAATACCCTGAAGCTAAGTTTTTCTATGGATTTCAATTAATGATGGAAAATATACATTCTTTAATGTATTCTTTATTAATAGATACTTATGTATCAAACCCAAAAGAAAAAGACGAATGTTTCAATGCGATTGACAGATTACCTGCGGTTCAAAAGAAAGCTAAATGGGCTTTAGATTGGATAGAAAATGCTTCATTCCAAGAAAGATTGGTAGCTTTTGCTGCAGTGGAAGGTATATTCTTTTCAGGTTCTTTTTGTTCAATCTTTTGGTTGAAATCAAGAGGAATTATGCAAGGACTTTGTAACGCCAACTCCTTGATTTTTAAGGATGAAAACTTACATTGTGATTTCGCAATTCACTTGTTAAACAACCACGTTGAGAACAAACCAAGTGAAAAAAGAATCAAAGAAATCTTGTTATCAGCACTTGAAATTGAAAAAGAATTCATCACAGAATCATTACCAGTTTCTTTAATTGGAATGAACTCAAACTTGATGAAACAATATCTAGAGTTTGTTGTTGATGGATTATTACTTAAATTGGGATGTAGTAAACACTTTAATGTGGAACAACCATTCAAGTTTATGGAACAAATTGCAGTTGAAACAAAAGGTAATTTCTTTGAATCTAGAACGGTTGAATACCAAAAAGCTAAATTGAACGAAACTATTTCATTCACAGACGATTTCTAAAAATTAAAAAAAATGTCATTAAGAATTCAAAAAAGAAATGGTGAGGTTGTGTCATTCAACCCCACCAAAATACAAACAAGGATTAAGAGAGCAAGTAAAAACTTAAATGTTAACGCAGACCAAATATTCATTAAGGTAATTACATCAGTTCCTACTGAGGGTATAATTTCCACAAAACAACTTGATAAGTTGATTTATGAAATTGCTGCATCATATACAGGTAGCCACCACGATTATTCGAGGTTGGCTTCCTCTGTTGCTATATCTTCATACCATAAAGAAACTGACCCAAGTTTCTCAAATGTTATGCACACACTACACGTGGATGGTGTTGTAAATGACGAAATGATGAGAATTATTGAAAGTTATGGAGTTTCTAATATTGATAGTGTTATTAATCACGAGAATGATTACAACTTTGATTACTTTGCTTGGAGGTCTTTATATGAGATGTACTTATTGAAAACCCCTCATGGTA